TCTGATAGTTCGCGAAGAGCAGCATGTCAGCCCATTCCTTGACCAGCGGGGCAACCTTTTTCGACAGCTTCATTTCCCATCTGTCATATGCCCCCATTTCGTCGGGCTGTTCAAACTTGCGCATCTGGGCGTGGGCTGTCAGCACAATGTTGAAGCCCTTGTTTACGCAGTCTTCCAACCCGTCCAACAGCTTCTTGAACTCTTCCTGTACGTATACGTAGCCTTTTCCGTAGCCGATATCCTCGATACCGTTCACGTTGTGGCTCTTGCAGACCGCTTTGATACAGAGCATCTCGCACCAGTCCGCAGTATCGATCACGATGGTCTTAAATGACCCGTCGTTTACCGCCTCGTTGACCTGCATGAATATATCCTCCCATGCAAGTGTTTTGTCGAATCTGGCCACATCCAGATACTTCGTTGAGCCTTCCGTGTCAATGAACACCGGCGCCGGGAACTTCGACGCGAAGGTGCTCTTTCCTATGCCCTCAGGACCGTAGATCACGACCTTGACGGGCTTTTTTACAATTCCTTTAACTATTGCCATATTGCCTCCTATTCGATTCTGTAGATCTTCTCCAAACCCTTCTCGATGTCCCACCGCTGGAACCCCAGATTATACGGGACGCTGTCATGCACGCACCCGCGGCTGGCTATTGACGGGGATGACTGATCCGCCTTCAGGCTGAACACAACATGTGTGGGATATATCCCAACCAGTTTAGCCACGTACCGGGCGCCCCGGGAGAAAACCTCCTTGTTGCCGCGGTCATGATCTGTCAGCCCGCGCCCGATGATCTCGTACGTGTCGTAGTACGATAGATCCTCGACCCGCCTGATCCTTGCCCCTCTCATACGCTCCCTCCTTCCTTAAAACTTCACCACAAACTCACCGGGATCCTCTTCGACCGTGATAATGTCTTCCGGCAACAGATCGCCGGTCTGGACGTTTACCACCTTGCCGCCCACGATCTCGCATTCCTTCTTGTAGGATGCCCAGTCGACATCCTCTTTGATTTTCACGAAATCGTGAAGGTTGTTGGCCTTGACGTATGCCAACAGCTTTTCTCTGTCAGGCGCCATCTTGAACGACGGCTTTTTGAATACCAGGGAACCATCGAGAAGCTTGTACTGCTCCTGTGTCTTGGTCTCCTTGTGCGGCACCGTCATGAAATACTGATGCAACAGACCCTTGAGATACCGTGTGCGATTCTCCAGCGATGCCCTGAGCTGTTCCTTCTGGGCTTCGATTGCTTCGATCTTTTCATCCGCGATCTTAATCAGGCGTTCGGTATCTTCCGACTCCTGCTTGATGACCTGCACAGCCCAGTCAGCTTTGGCGTCCGTGTCGATCGTGAACGCTTCCGGCTGGTCTTCCATGGCCGTGTATAGTTCATATTCTTCGTCTACCATAAATTCCATATTTAATTGTCCTTTCTATAGTGTGATTTGCCTTGACTTCAGGCGCTGAAAGGCTTACAATGAAATGGTCATATAATTCATTCATTGATTTACCTTTCGGTCATCCGTCTGCTCCAACAGGCGGGTGACTTTTTTACGCCCCGCATCTGACCGCCTCCCAGTAGTCCAGCCTTTCCTCGATGTCTACCGCGAAGACGTGACCGTCTGCCAGCACCGAAAACATCCCGCCGGTCATTAAATTTGTTAGTTCCTGAGCGGTCAGGTCGTTCATGGGATCATTGTCCTCGACCGGCGCGCCCAGTAGCTTCTTGACCAATACTTCATTTCTACTCACTGCGTGTCCTCCTTTCTAAATAATTTTTAAATTTTTCGATGTCGATCAGGAACTTGCCGCCGCCGGGCTTAAATGCGAACTTCGCGCCCCTCGCGTGGCACATTTCGATGATGTACGTCCGCGGAATCCCGGTCATGGCACTGACCGTTTTCACGTCCGCGTATTTCTGAATGTCTGCCATCTGTCACCTCCTTGCTAAAAGTTTAACTTTTTCAACTTGCAAGGGTAAAAAAATACGCCAGGATATCCGCCAATTTCAAGTCTAACAACTTGACCGCCTTGACGATCTCATCCTGCTGCCACATCACCGTGTTCGAGAGTTTCTTGCCATTTGTCGATAAACTCCAGCCCATAGCCTCCGCAAAATTCGTATTGTTACCGAATTTTTCAACGATGCGGCCTTTCAATTTGCTGTAATCAAATGCCATTTTTTACCTCCTTTCGAGTTTAATTATTTAAACTACAAGGGTGAGTATATGACTTTTGCTTTTTGTTGTCAAGTGTTTTTATTAAAATTTTTAAACTTTTTGATAAAATACTTTAACTTTTGTTCTAACCGTGCTATAATAAGCCTACCCACCCGAAAGGAGGAAGCGATTATGGATAAGGAAACGACATCGAAAAGATTGAAGCAGCTAATGAATGAACGTGGGCTTCGGCAGGTCGATATACTGGAAAAGGTCAAGCCATACTCAGAGGCGCACAAAGTTCCGATCAGTAAATCTAATATAAGTATGTATGTATCCGGAAGAGTCGAACCTTCACAGGATAAGCTTCTTGTACTGGGCATGGCTCTAGGCGTTTCCCCGTCCTGGCTCATGGGATTTGATGTTCCGATGGAGCTTCCGAAGTCCATCAGTGGCCACAGCGACGGAAACAAAGATTGCGTAAAGAATCAACTTCAGGTTCTCATTGATAAAGAGAGCAACGACGAACAGTTCCTCAAGCGCATGTTGGCATACGCGAAGCTGTTGTCGGAAAATCCGGAGGCGTGATATGGCTAAGCTGATTTCATGATTGACAGGTCCGGGGTTTCGTGTTATGATGTGGGTGAGTCGAAAGGAGAATATGCAATATCGTAGACTCAAAGTGAGAGAATTCCAACGCATACAGCACACAGAAAACCCCGGTGGTGAGACCGGGGTTTTTTGTACCTTTATCACTTTTGCACAGTGCCCATATTTGCAACCGGAAAGGAGAACCGATATGGCTAAGCTGATCGAGAAAAAGATCACCCTCGGGCGCGACCAGAACGGCAAGCTGGTCCGGAAGTCGATCTACGGCAAGACCAAAGCAGAGATCGAAAAGAAGGTCTTTTCTGCGCGTCAGGAATGGCTTTTAAGCGCCCCTAAGGTCGAGGGTGATAAAATATGCCTGCTTACATTTGCAAGGCGCTGGAGGGCGTCTGAGAAGGCGCACGCGGCATCTAATACAAAGGCCATGTATGACAACGTGATCGAGAAGCACTTAGCGCCGGAGCTGGAGGATCTGTTTTTCGATGAGATCGAGCAGGCTGATCTGCAGCGGATCATCGACCGGAACTTCGCGAAGTACGAGACGTGCAACAAGATCAGGCTCACCCTGCGGCAGATATACGCAGCCGCATCCGATGCCGGCATCGCCATCAATCCCACTGTGAACGTCAAGCGGCTGGTCATCCCGCCGAAGCCCAGGAACGAAAAACGCGCCCTGACAGAGGAAGAGAAACAGGCCGTCCAGACCGCCGATCTGGATGATAAGCAGCGGGCATTTGTCTATACATTGTACTACACCGGCCTGAGAAGAGAAGAAGCCCTTGCCCTGGAATCGTCGGATCTGGACTTCAAGACCAACCAGCTCCACGTCTTTAAGGCTGTGGTGTTCGAGGGCAACGATGCCGTTGTGAGCCGCACAAAGAACCGCTATTCTATCCGATCTGTCCCGATCCCCGACGCGGCCGTGCCGTTCCTGAAGCAATACGCGGCCGGCAAAAGGTTGTTGTTTCCCATGGCGTCGGACCCGGCGCGGGTCATGTCGCTGTCTTCATTTGTGAAGTTCTGGTATGGCATCCAGCGCACGCTTGCGCGGAAGGCACCCACGGCCCTGAAACTGACGCCGCATATCTTCCGGCATAACTATGCTACCATGTTATACTATTCAGATATAAGCATAAAAAAAGCCGCCCAGCTGATGGGGCATAAAGACACCACAATGATCATGAAGGTTTACGCGCATCTGGACGAAGAGAAAGAGAATGCAGCGGAAAAAATCAACGCGGTTTTCAAGTGAAAAAAGTACGACACTTTTACGACACCAAAATCAGACGCACCCCTCAAAGGTGCTATTTTAGCGGATTTCTTGTGTCGTACTCGAAAACCGCATCAAAGCCGCGCCGTTGCTGGGCTGAGACCGATTTTACAAGAAATAAGTACGACACTCATTTTTTATCATTTTTGGTTGTTTTTGGTTATTTTCGAGCGAAATAAAAACCCTTGAAACGCTGTGTTTTCAAGGGTTTTCTCTTTCTGAGCCACCCGGGACTCGAACCCGGGACAACTTGATTAAAAGGCAAATAGAAATTGCTTATAAACCGCTATTTCTAGCCATTTCATAAAATCTTGTACGACAAAATTCAGACACAAAAACAAAAATCCCCGGCCTTTCAGCCGGGGTATACCTAGGGGGAATATTTGCGGAAAATCCCTTTTCCACCGATGTAATGATTCACTCAGTACCGTTTTGTTTCTTTCGGTACTGGTACGTGCTGACGCCGATCAGGGCGCCTAAAAACATTGTAAAGGCTGAAATGACGCCACAAACAACAGAACTGTTAAAACCCAGCGCACTCCCCAGCATAAAAATGAAGGTATCCAGCGCGGGCAGAAATATCACCACGATCCACTTCAGAACATCGTATACTTTGTTTTTTAGCATTTTAATCACCTCTCTTATGCTGCAGCTCGTTGATCTGCTTCCATGCTGACTTCAGACTTTCATCTATGCGGATGATGTTGTCGCGGTTGTTCCGGACGTCTTCTTTCAGGGACTTGATGTCGTTCTTGATCTCGATCGTGTCGGCGCTGATGCTTTCCAGCTTGACGATCACCGTTGTCATGTCGGACTGTTCCCGCCGGTCGTCCGCTTTCTGGTTCCGCCGCATGTTCAGGGCGCCGAAGAATATTGCGAAGAACACGCTCAGGATAGATATAATCAATGCAACGACAGCTTCTACGCTCATAACGTGCCCTCCCATAATTTTGTCCAGGTCTTGTTGCCCACGATCCCGTCCGCAGTCAAACCGTTGTCCAGCTGGAACGCCTGCACCGCGACCTTGGTCCTTTTTCCGAAGACCCCGTCGATGGTGCCGCAGGTGTACCCAGCCAGAGCCAACCGCTCCTGACACGCCCTTACATCCTCGCCCTTCATCAAATCGCCTTCACGATAGTATAATTCACGCCCTAACACAGGTATATCCTCCACAAACCAGTCAGCGGGAAGCCTGCCGCCCACTACCCACTTGCCAGCGGATAGCTTGCGCCGCACCACGCCATCGTCTCGACCCTTTGACTCGATGACCATGTTGTCACCCACGAATACGCCCACATGAGACGCTTTCTCGGTCTTGTTGAAGACCAAATCCCCAACGACCAGCGATTTGAGCGACACGGGCTTTGACACGGACTGGAACATTGCCGCCGAATAGTCCTTCTTGCTGTCGATAGCGCCGATTTTGCGTAACACATAGACCGCCAATCCCGAACAGTCGCACGCTCTGCTTTTCGACATATCCAGCCCATCCTCGTAACATTTCGCAATGAACCGCAAATCACGGGCTGTGTTCTTGTTGTGGGCTGAATCGGGGTAAGCTAACTCCATTGCGTGAATCTGCCCGACCGTGAGTTTTTCGGTCTGCTCACCGTTGCCGCAACCGATGTATACGCCGTGATTCTTGTAGACTTCCTCCACGCCCTGAACAAATTCCTGTCTAGTTGCCATAATATCTCCTAACAAATATCAATGTATCTTACATTCCGATTGATTGTTTTAAGAAACATTTCGGGGTTTTTACCGTGGTTATCCCCGACCACTGAAAGTCACTCGCCCTGTGTCTGTGCGGGTGCCTGTGTCTGTTCGTTGTGAATGAACACCTTCTCCACCGTATCAAGGTTCTCGTCCATGATTTTGACCATGCAGTTCGTGAACGAGGTCTCGTTGTAGAGTGCCGCAACGAGCGTGTGGAAGTTTACCTGTGCGGCTTTGAGCGTACCGTACTCACCTACAAAGGTGTAGTTACCATCTGTTACTTGAAT